CGGAGCTTTCCTGCGCAGGCGGGCGACCCAAATAAAGAACGCAAGCTGGGGAAGCTCGCGCTACCTTTTAATTCTGGCTGAGCAGATCGGCGACGTACTCGTCCATGGTCGCGTTGACCAGGCGATCGCAGAGACCGTTCTCGATCGCGCGGCGCCCGCGAAAACTTTGGCCTTGCATTGTTTCGTCGCTCACAGCCCCGCGGCCGCTCCGCACCGCGTCCGTAAATTCTTCGTAGATGTCGTCGCTCTGCGCCTGGATAAGCGCGATCTCTTCCGGAGTGAGCGATTTGAACGGCGCGCCCATCGCTTTGTATTTTCCGTTCTTGATCAGCTCGACCTTGTAGCCCTGGATTTCGAGGAAGCGCGTGGCGTCGAGAATCGCGGCGTAGACGCCGATCGAGCCGAGGATCGCGCTTTGCGCCGCATCGATGCGATCGCATTGGCTGGCGAGCCAGTAGCCGGCGGAGCAAGCCATGACGTCGACGCGGCAGACGATTTCCTTGCTCGTCGCGAGATCGGCGATGCGCGCGCCGGTCTCGGGAACTCCGATAGCGCTGCCGCCAGGAGAGTTAATGTAGAGCACGACCCGCTCGATGACCGGATCGTTCTTCGCCAAAGCTAATGCGCCGTCGACGTCGTCCAGATCGCAGCCGCCGTAGCACTCCATCTCGAACGCGGAAATATTTTTGTCGATGATGCCGGCAACGGAAATGATCGCGGTGTTCCCGGCCGTTTCATAAATGCGACCGACGCGCCAATCCTCCGGCTCCTGCGGATCAGCCGGTTCCTCGGGATCTTCCGGCGGCGCCACGGGCACGAGATCCATCCGCGCGAGAAGCGCGCGCTCGAGCGATGAACGGACCGGGCCGTGCAGGAGCAAGGGCTGACAGAAAAGTTTAGCGAAAAGGTGAGGATAGAATTTCATAAAGTCGTTAGGTAGAACGCTGCGCTTCTTTTATTTCCCAGCCGCAACGGAGCAGGGCGCTTTCCCATCTGGCGATGGTGCGATCCACTTCGCGCTCGATCCGCGCGAATTTTTCCGCCTTGGCCTGCGCGGTTTCAAAATCGTCGAATTCGTCCTCATCGAGATTGATGAGCGCTTCCTCGAGTAAACGCACGGCCGCGTCGCAATCGAGGCTTTGCCGGAGAAAACGGGCGCGGGTGGCATCGAGCGACTCGGCGCGCGCGACCGCTCGAATATGCTCGAGGTTCGCTCGTTCCTGGAGTTGTTTCGCTTCGCCGGCGCTCACGATAAGGAGTAGTTCCATTTACGCGGCGGCTTTCAGTGGATCGCCATTCTCATCGACGGCGGTGACCGGATGATCCGGCGCGGTGTTGGCCGTGATGGTGCCCGGCTTCGGCGCGCGCCAGAGCGGAAGATTGTCTTTCAAACGCGCGAGATATTCGGGCGAGGCGCCTTCCTCCTCGGCGATCCGGGCGAACTCGATCGGCTCGCGGATCCACTGGCGCATGACGGCCTTGTAATTCTGCCCGCGCGCATTGCAGTACTCGCGCATGGTGATCATGCCGTTCTCGAGCAGCTCAATAAGAATGGCCTGTTCGCGGCCGTTGTCGATATTGACCCGCGGCGGCATCTGCCACGAAATTTTCAGCGCCCAATTTGGATCCTTCGGGTTCGCCAGTTTGCCGCTCTGAATACGATGCGCGAGATAACGATATGCGATCGGCGTGCAGAACCGGTCGATCAACCGGTCCCCCATGATCTGGAAAAAGAGATCGGCCCGCGCCAGAATGAAACGGGTGTTGCCGCCATTCAGCTTCGACGGGTTCCAGAAGAATTCCGCCGGGAGGCCGAACCCCGCGAAGACGTCGCGCATCAGCAGATCGGTGATGAACGCTTCGACGAGCGGAGAGGGAGAGTTCGAGGTGAGGAGCTTGGCGTCGGAGTTATCGCTTTCGCCGTAGAAAATGCCGCCGCCCTGCATCCCGCCGATGAGCTGCTCGGCCTGCTGCGACTCCGGATTGACCGTTACGCCGTCATCCATCACGCCGGCGTTGCGGATCGCGCCAAACGCGCCTTTCGCTTTTTTCTTGGTGCAGCCTTTCAGGAAAAGGGCGAGGAGGAGCTGCGCTTTCGCGCTCCGGGTGGCGATGCGCTTCAGTTCGTAGATATCGACCAGGGGATTGACCGCCTGGGCGAGCTCGGTGATGCCGCGCACCTGGTTAATGGCATGGGGCTTGAAAAAGTGGATCATCCGCGCCCGCGGGATGGCGGTCATGTTGCCATTGGCGTCGCGGACGTGGTAGGCGACGGCGCGCGAGTTTTGGTTTATCTCCACTCCATCGAGAATGATCTTCCCTTCCGCGACCGCGCTGGGCAAAAGGGAGCCGACTTCCTCGCTGTCGTAGATCTGGAAGCATGGTTCGTTGTCCCATTCCGGATTTTCCGCGAGCGCGGCGAAAAATTCGCCGCGGATGATGCGATGCTCGAGCGCGGTGGTCTGCGCTTCGAAAAAATTGCGGCGCCCGGAGAGATCGCATCGCTCCGGGGTCATGGCGTAACTTTCGAAATCGTTTTCGGCCAGTTCGTTCCATTTCGAATCCTCGGAATCGATCTGGAGGCTGATCCCTTTGCCGGCGACGTGGCGCGAGATCCCGCCGATGCCTTCCTTGACGATCCCGAAATTTTGCCAGAGCCATTCCGCTTTTTGCGCGAGGGCGCGCCGGCTCCATTGGTTGATGTAGAGCCGCGAATCGGGCGGGATGAGGAAGCGGACCTGCGCGCGATCCATGCTCGGATCGATCGTATCGGCAAAAGCGCGCCCGCCGCCAAACCAGGAAAGTGGATTGAAGCTGGACATCGCTTTAGCCCGGCCAGCCCCAGTTTCGGGCCCCTGAAAAATCGAGGAATGTGATGGGCGAGCTGCCTTCGGCGCCCGCGAGAATTTTGTAAGCCCTAACGAACGCCGTGAACTTCTCTTCGACGGTCATCGTGACCTGGAAACCGAAGCTCTTTCCGTTCAGGCCGGAGTTGACAATGGCCTTACCTTCTTCCGCGTTCATTTGCGCGAAGAGGGTCGTGATCTCGTCCTTTATTTGCTGTGTGCCGAGCGCGCCGAAGATCTCGGCGTAGTCGACCAGGGATTGAATGTAACCGCCGGGGATCATGCACCCGCGCGCGCCATGTCAAACCCGCCTTCCCGCCTCCGCCGTGGACGGGCTACGCCGTGGCGAGCGCTAAAGCTGCGGCGCGGCATGGTAGCGCGAGCTTCCAGCTTGCGACCCAATTGACAGCGCGAAGCGCGGCAGGTCTCCAACTACGAGCAGCCGGGCCGCGCTAAGCGATCACCCGGCTGTTTCGGTTTTGTCTTTCGCCTCTTCCGCCAGTTTGCGCTCCTCGATCATCTCGGTAAGGCGCTTCTCGATTTCTTCGCGCAGCACTTCATGCAGCTTTTCGGTGTCGGCGATGTCGCAGCGGCCTTCCACGTCCCAAACCAGCTTGCCTTTTTCTTCCCTGGTAAATTCACTCGTTAGGTGCTCGAAATAGTCCTTGTCCAGGTTAACCGGGAGCCACCAGAGCGATTTTTGCTCCTTGATGTGGTGGTAGTAGAGCTGCTGCTTGAACCAATCGTCGAAATACCAAATCAGCTCGAGCTTATCGTCCCAAACCGGCGATGTGGTCACGATTTTCCCGCGCAAATGCTGGCGCCCGCCGCCTTTCGACGGATTGAAAACGTGCGCGTTCTTGAGGCAAAACTCGTAAACTTTCTTGTTCTGCTGCGCTTCGAACCCGGAATCGATCAGGCCGGCCGTGACCTGGTATTCTTTTACCTCGCCATCCGCGCACTTGAACCGGTAACGATTGATTTTGCCGTCGCGATCGGGCTTCAAACCGGCTAGTTCTTCGATCTGATCCCAGGAAACGGCCGGACCGTAATCGATCGTGGCGCTCCAGACCGGAAAATCCGGATGATCCCAGAGCACGCCCCACGCTTTGATCGAGAACCAGAAGTTGCCGCTGGCTTCGCCGCCCAAATCGACGCACATCGAGAGCAGCTCCGGCTCGAACGGCAGCTCGCGCAGCACATACGGCCGCGGACACCGTTTCACGACGCGCTCGATGTCGGTCTCCTTGATCGTGGTGGCGTAACGCACGAACGGCAGCCCGAGATCCGAGTTATGGAAATCGTGCAGCTTTTTCACCGAGCCGCGCGCTTGCAGGAATTTTTTCGCGAGCTGGCCCCATGTTTCGAACGGGGAATAAAGCGCGGAGACGTGCGCGCTGATGTGGTCGACGGGCGCTTTGGGATTGTGCGCCCGCCAATCCGCGGCCGTCCCAGCCTGGCTGAGCATTTGGTTGAGCTCGACGTGCTCGATGTCCTTCTGGCAATGCGCGCACTCGTAGGTGGCGCCCTGCTCGATCACAGCCAGGTCGTAGCCGCCGTCGATCTTCTCTTTCTCGCCGGCGGTGTTCTCGCGCATGTGCCAGATTTTGAACTGCTCGAATTTTACCCTGCCGGTTTTCTCGCAGCGCGTTTCGCCGGCAGGCAAAAGCTGCCCGTCCTCGCCGAATGGGACGTCTTTTTCTTCGCTAAAAAAGGTGAGCCGCTGCCGCGTTTGGCAATGCGGGCATGGGACGTAGCAATAATGCTGGCTCCCGGCGAGGAACTCGACCCAGGTATCGCCGGTATCGACGGTGGGCGTGGAATTTTCGAGAATCTTCCGGGTCTGATGGAATTGTTTCGAGCGGGCCTTCGCCAGGTCGGCGCTGGAGGATTCGCGCGCGAATTTGTCTTTGAGTTTGTCGCGCTCGTTCAGCACGACCATCTCGGCCTGAAACCCGCCCAGCTCGGCGGCGCTCCCGGAGCCGGCGAGACGCAGGATGCACCCTTTGAAGTGCATCATGAGAGTGGTAAAAGTTTTCTCTCCGAAAATGGCCTGCTCGGCGACCGGTTTGCAGCCTTTGATGAACGGCTGCAGCTCCGACCGGGAAAAATCGCGCGCGGTTTTGCGCGTGGGATCGACCCAGAGAATCGCCTGCGGCCAGATCGCGATCTTGTGCAGCACGCAGCAGATCGCGAACAACGTCCCGCCGACGCGCGCCGACTTGCAAAGCGTGAACGTCCGCACGCGCGGCCGCCAGTAAAGTTCCCAAAGCCCGCGATAGATCGCGAACCGGTCGGTTTTCAGCGGGCCCGGGTTGGTCGCGCCGGCGATAACCGGGATCTCGACGTGCTCATCGATCCATTCCCAGACTTTCTGGAGCGGGATCGGTTTCAGGATCGCGCGGACCAGGCTCGCGAGGATCTCGCCCGCGCGCGTCATTTCTTGCGCGACCGTTTGTTAGGCCGAGACTTCGGCGATGGAGCTGACGCAACTAAGTCCGGGCGAGTGGACGTGGTATTACTTTTCCCGGCTTGATCGACTATTTCGGGATCTGGCGTTGCCGCCGCGGCTGCGACACCGGCTGATGCTTCGGATGCTTCGTTCGGCAATGCCCGCTGGAGAAGATCCGAAAGCGCCAGGCGCCCGAGCTCGCGCAAAACGCCGTCAGCGCACTCGATAAGATTTCCGCGAAACTGTTCATCGCGATCCGCGTAAAGTTTCGCCACGACGATCGGAACCAGGTTCTCGAGGTACTCGCAGCGGCCGAGCGCTTGCAGAACCGCATCGACTTCGGACTGCAGCTTGTCTTTGACCTGGTGAAAGTCGCGCAGCCCAATAACCCAGCGCGCGGCGCTGGCCGGCAAATTATTCAGCGCCGTCCGGAAGCCGGCGAGCATCTGACCGACGGCGCCGGAGATCTCGGCGACTTCGATATGCTCGAGCCGGTCTTTTTCGGCGGCGAACACCTCGCGCTCGAATCCGATTTTGGCGCGCAACCGGTCCCAGTGCGCCTTTGTTGGGACGTCCGCGCCGAGTTCTTCTTCAGGTTCGTCCGCGAGATTGCGCGCGGCCATGAAACGCAGCCAGGCATGGACGTCGTGACGGCCGTCCGCGCGTGCCTTCGGCAGATCCGCGGCGTCCTTGAATTTATCGCGCCATTTGGTGAGACAGCGCCGCGTCCGCTTTAAACGCGTCGCGAGCTCGTCCCAGGTCTGCTCGAATCCGCTCTTTGAAACGCCGCTGGCCCCATCGAGCGCCTGCTCCGCGCGCGTGATGCTCTTGCCCGCATTATCTGGCGTGATCTCCACGCCCGCTTGCAGATGTCAGCGCCGCACTTCCAGAATGCGGCCGAGCTGGCGCGCGTAGACGCGTTGGCGATGCGTTTTACTTGGAGGTTTCATGGGAACTTCGTTTTTTGATCATTCGTGCGAAAACGACGGCAGTCTGGAAGACTGCTCGGGATTGGCAATCGGGTAAAAGTTATCTAGTAGGGGGGGTTACTCATCGTCCCCATAAAGCTCCGTGCTCATCCAGTCGAACATCTCGCGACAGTTGCGCCGTTCCTCCTCGAGGTTCTTGTCGATCTGACCTGTATCGCGCCGGCGCTTCCAGCGGTGCCATTCGTTTACGAACTTCAGATCGCAGCTCAGCCGCGCGAACGTGACGTTGCCCTTCAAGGGCGGCTTGTCCTTCTCGGGCACGAAGCCGATGGCGTACTTGCGAATGGTATCGAACTTCAAATCCGCAACGCGTTGCGCATTTGGATTATCCGCATCGATCTTCATGTAACACTGCGCGCTGCGCACGCTGCGATGCTGCCTCTTGCTCAGCCAATTAGCCGACAGCCACGGCGTCCAGTTGCTATGCCCGATCCTTGGCTTGATCTCATTCAACGCCTTGCCGCTCTTCCAAGCCCACTCCAGCGCCGCTTGTTGTTCCTCCTGCACGGATTGTCGCGCCTGTTCGTGGTGCTCGTGGCACGCGATCGCCACATTGAGCAGCTCCTTGATCGCTGCCTTTGCCTTCTCGATTTTTGTTAACTCTGAGCTCGTCTGCATTTTTTCCTCGTTTCTTCGCCTCGCATGGTGAGGCTGGTGATACCGCTAAAAGTGTCCCGAAAATCATTGATCGGTTTATTCGCCGCCTGGCGCGTATCATTCTTGAACGCGCCGATCTTTTGGCAGGTAATGCCGTCCACGAGATCGCCCCGCATCACATAGATGAGCGAATAGCCGCGCTGGCCGAGCTGGGCGAGCGAAGTGCAATCGCGCACCCAGGCCAGCGGCCGCCGAAAAAAATCGCCCGTCTCGAGCGGATCGCGGCCGAGGAGCGCGCCGCGCAATTCGAACTCGCGTTTCTTTTGTCCTGGCAACTTCATGCCGCCCAGGAGTTGCGGGCGCATCGTCGTTAGAATCACCTGCCAGCGCGCGCCCATCAGCATGATGTCCGGCTTGGACGACGTCGCCCAATTGAGCGCCGCGCCGAAATGATCGCAGAGCGAATCGAGTTCCGGCATCGTCACCGCCGCGAAATCCACGATCGGCTTCCGATGATCTGATTTCATTTCCGCGATAGCCAGGTCCGCCGGATCGCCGAAATCGCCTTCCTCGCGCTCATCGTCCTGGCGAAACGCGGCGCCGCTTTCGTAAGCGAGTGGCGCCAGGAGATTGAGCTCGCCCTTTCGGCTGAGCTTCTTGAGCTGGGCCAGTTCCGCCCGGGCCGATTTATTCCCGGCCGCGGCTTGCTCCTCGAGCGAATGGATCCACGCGCTGTACGCCCGCGCATAATCGCGATGCGCGGCCCGTTCGTGTCGTCTTTCGCGTTGTTCAGATGGCAGGAGATACCTGCGCGAAGGGATGGAACTTTCGCGCGAGCGCTGTCCCTCAGAGCAGCTCTTGTGCCGTCGCGGCTCAGACCGTCATTGCTGGCAGCGAAATCGTGAACGTCGTTCCCTGCCCCAATTTGCTTTCCACGCCGATCGTGCCGCCCATTCGACCCACGGTCTCTCTCAAGACTTGCAAACCATGCCCATGCTTCCGATTGGGGCTTCCCTTCGGCGTCCAGATAGAGCCCATTTTTTCTTCCGCGATGCCCTTGCCGGTATCGCTCACTGCGAACAGCGCCGACCCCTCCTCGAACCGCGTGCTTATTTTAAGCGTGCCTCCCGCGCCGATCATCGCATCGCGCGCGTTCAGGCAAAGATTGAGCACCGAGCGAAACATCCTCAGCGATGAGCCCATTACCCAGGGATCTGCCTCCGTCAGCGCCAATTCTAGCCGCACTTTATCCAGCCGTACCAGCGCGCTTCGCAGTATCTCAGCCACTTCAAGCGCGAGCGTGTTGAGATTGACCGGCTGCGAAAAATCCAGCGTCGCGTCGTCATCCATATCGCCATCGCTGAGATCGCTCTCCAGGAGGTCCACCGCGCGCGCCACCGCGTCTTTGATGCGCAAAATGTGCTTCATTTTCGGCCCCTCTCGCGTTGCGAGCTCGCAGTTTCCGAAGATGAGCGCCAGCACATTTCGGAAATCGTGAGTGATCGCCGGCTGAAGCATTTCGCGCGATATTTAGCATCGTTAGGCCGCATTGTCCACACGGCCCCGTGGCGCTGCAGCACCATCGAGACCGCGGGAGTGCTTTTTCGTCGGTCCCTCTTAGGCGCTACCGGCGTGAACTGGCGTCGCCAGATTCACATGCTTCGCGCCGATCGCGAAAGTCGCGGTCCCATTCCAGCCGCACTTATCTTTCAGCTCGGTCACGAGCTCCTGGAACCTTTCCTGGAAACGCGAGATCTCCGTCGGGAGAACATCCGCGCCCACTTCGCCGGCGATTTCGATTTTCAAATATTTATCGTTCAACTTCTTCACCTCCCCTCTTTTTCCTGGTTGGAAAATTGTTTGGTTCAGCACCCGTCGCTGTGAGCGCACGATCTCCCCCACCGTCAGATCGCAATAATGGTCGCGAATTACCACCGTCTCTTCATCGATCACTCCGCGCGCCAGCTTATCCTGGATCACGGTCCACCAGGCGGGCTCTTGTTCCTGGGCGACTTGGTCTCCTCGTTCATCGCTCGCCCAGACATTGCCATTTCGAAAAAATAGAAGCTGCTTGATCATTCGTTAGGTCTTTTCTTCCCTCATAGCAAATGCACCGCTTGCTATGAGAGCCCGGCATTTGTTCTTGAATGTCCGCACGATCCAGCGATCCGGCAGTGCCACGACCGCGCGGTTATCGGAATAATCATCCAGCGTTTGCCGTAGCGCAGTGGTGTGTTCGGTCGATTGGCCTGCCTGCTTGCGCCACCAGGGAAGATACGGCCTCACTTTATCTTCACCGATCGCGCGTTCCAGCCGGCCGAGCTGCTCTTCCAAAAAATAGCCAAGCGCAGCTTGCCTGTTTCCTATACCGGTAATAGGAGAGCTGTTAGCTCTCCCTATAGCTATAGGAGACTTCCGAATTTCGGAAGTTCCCTGGCGTAGAGGACCCGAACTTACGGATTTAGGCGTTTCCGAAATTCGGAAGTTTTCGACGCCGGCTTCCGGATTTCGTAAGTTCTCCGCCCTCACTTCCACCTCTGCGTCGCGGAACGCGACCTCTGGATCGCCGGCGCGAATCGCGTCCAGACTCCAGAATTCAGAGTAATCTTGCGCCATCAGCTCGCGCTCGCGCGATTTCGCTTCCGGCGTCACCCGTTCCCGCACGAGCCAGCACTGCGGATCCGTAATCGGCCGATAGTGCGCGTCTCGTTCCAAGGCTATGATCTTTTTGCCGAGAAGCCAGCCGAGAGTCTCGGCCACGTGCGACTCGCGCATCCCGATCAACAGCCCGAAATCTTTCTGGAGCATGGGCGGTGTAGTCGTCCGGCTCCAGCGGAGCGACAGCTTCACGATCAAGCGCGCCATCCGCAGCTCCACCGGTTTGAGGTCCGCATTAAAGAGAGCGTCCTCCACCTCGAGCGCCAGCGCGTGAAAATCGATCATAGGTTGGATCCGTGAAAATCCGTGTTCATCCGTGGCTAACTTTTCGGAGGCGCTCATGCCGCTTTCCTCTCGCCGCTCAGAGTTGAGTTCTTCGACGATGCCGCCGTTCTCCGTTCGAACAAGCTGCCGCGCAGCTCCTCCAGAATATCGGGCCGGCGGAACTGGAGGAAGTTCCGCACCTTCCTTAAAGCGCGCTCCTCAATCTGTTGAATCGCCGAGTTCGTGCAGCCGCACCAGGCCGCGATTTCATCGAACGAATAACGCACGCCAGGCAACGCGTGCATCGAGAGAAGCGTCAGCCCCAAATCAGTTCTCTCCGTTCGCTCCCGCCCGCGCCGCGGGACCGACAAATCGCGGGTCTCGAGTCGCCGCCGTCTGCCCCTCTCAGCAAAATATTCCGCGCGGCTTGCTCTCATCGCCGCCTCCCGCGCGCGAAGAACCAATCCCAGGCTGCGATGCTAACCGCTCGCGCTTCGCCGCCCATCGTGCTACTCGTTAGGCCGTTGTTAGCTCGATCCTTCCCGGGCCGGCTGCTTCGGGCGCCGTTGCTTTCCAGGCCGGCGCCTCCCTTTTTTGTGATCGGCGGCGCGTTCATGCTGGCTTAGCTTCGGCGGCGGCAAAGTCTGGATGCTTCAGCGCCATGTGCTCCTTCACGTTCTGGAATTGCCGGTGGCAGCAGGGGCAAACGCCGTGCTTCACCCGCTCTTTCAGATGCCGCAGGCGCGTATTCGTTTTCTTCCGCTCGATCCAGTGATGATCGCGTTCCAGGACCGCGTTACGCCGTTCGGTATCGAGCCGGATGTTCTCTTCGCGTTGCTTCTGCAGCTTGGCTTCGAGCGTTTTCAGCCGGTCGTCTAAGTAGTACTGAGAGTGCCCTTGCGGACAACAAAACTTGATCGAGCTATCATTCCGGACTTGCACCACAAACTCGCTCGGCATCGCGAAAAGCATGTGGCAAGAACAACACTCCTCAGTCGAGAGCCAGATGGATTGGCTGATGCGCTGGTTTGAAGTAGTAGCTACGAAGCTCACAGCTTTCCTTGCCTCGGCGGAGCCGCATCTTTTTCATCCCACTCCGGTATGATCTGGAGCGAGGGCCGCTGCGAGATCGCGCGCGCCAGCTCGATTTGCACCCGCAGCTCGCAGTACCTCAGATTGAAATAACCGAACGAAATCAGAACCGCCGTCACACAAACGATCACCGTTTCCGCCAGCACCAGGTTGCGCAGCATCTTCATCCGTGGCTGATTTTTGCGCGTGAGTTGAGCGGTGAACACTGCGGCGAAAGATCATCGCGGATCTCAGTGTGAAACTCGTCCACGCACCGGCTGCAAACCGTGTGCGCCTCATCGATCCAGCAACACGGCTCGCCCGTTTTGGCGATGCACGCGCTGCAATCGCGATCCGTGCATCCGCAAAACCGGCACTCCCCGCGCAGCACCAGGCCCGACACCTGGAAATAGATCAGGAGCAGCGCAAAGACCACCACCGGCAAAGTGCCGAGCGCAATCAGAACCCAGAGAATTATCATGATTTATCCCCTTGCTGCGCCGCTTCGAACTGCCGCCGCATCTCGCGTTCCTCGCGCCGCCCGCGCCAGGTATCGAAAAAAACCAGCGAAATAAACCCGATCAACCCGCCGCTCGCCGCGCAAAGCCACGCCGATTGCGGCCAAAAAAAGCTAAGCGCGATCATCCACGCGAACGAAAATAAAAGCCATTTGGTGAAGCCGATCATGCCGCGAGCGCCGCCCTTCTTTCGGCAATTTGATACTCGAGCCGGCCGAGCTCGCGCTTGATCTCGTCCGCGTCGAGAAAATCGGAGACCGTCAGCTCGTCGCACGCCGTCCGGAGACACCCGAGAATCGCTTTCTCCATCCGGTTCGCCGCGGCCCGCTGCGCGTCATTGATCGGCCGGACCGATCGGTACGCCTCGATTTGCGCCACGCAAATCCGCGCCAGCCCGCGCGTCTCGATAAGTTCCGCGTTCATCAGTCCAGACTCCCCGCCTCCATGAGTTTGCGGGCGACGGTCGCGTGCATAAACCGCGGCCCGCGCGAGAGCGCCAATAAAGTCAGTCCCGCGATCCCGTCGCCCTTTAGCTGTTGCGCGCGCAGCCTTTTCACCATTGCATCGAACCGGATGCAATCGTCCGCTCGCGCCGGATCGAGCAGCAGACTCACGCAGGACATTTGCGGATAGCTCATCGCGCGGCCTCCGACGAGTTTTTAGCCACGGATGGACACGGATTTACACGGATGACCCGAGGGTAAAGCGCGTTTCGGAAACCGATCGCGGCGCGGCAGTGAGCGGCGTAACGGAAGTCTTTCGGCGGATCTGCTAAAAACTTCTCTAACTCCACGACATCTATTCGCAATGACATTCCCGCCATCTGCCCAACCAGTAAAATGGACTCTTGCGGTGTTCCCAATCCGTGGAAATCCGTGTTCGTCCGTGGCTGAATTTTCGTCGTCATAGCCGCACCGAGCCTTCCCATGAAAGTTTGCGCGCGGCCGGTCGCCTCGACCTGCGCGACCAGGCCGCGCGCCTCGACTGCCAGTGCTCCGACCACAATCGCGAGCCCAGCAAAAGCATTAAGAGGAGAATCCCGCCCTCGAGTACGAGGGCGATCAACTGCAGGTCGCGTAGTTGCATGTTCGTCATCAGACAGTTGCCCTTATCCGGGTTGGTTCAGCTTTCAGCGCGATCATTCGCCTAACGAGCGCTGTAGCTCCCTCTTCGAGCGCCGCGATTAGCGGCGCGAAATCTTTGCCGTCGAGTTTCGCATACGCAGACGCATACGCATACGCAGACGCATACGCAGACGCAGACGCAGACGCAGACGCATACGCATACGCATACGCATACGCATACGCAGACGCAGACGCATACGCATACGCAGACGCATACGCATACGCAGACGCATACGCATACGCAGACGCATACGCAGACGCAGACGCAGACGCAGACGCAGACGCATACGCAGACGCATACGCATACGCATACGCAGACGCAGACGCATCTTCAAAGGCCGCCTTACCAAACCGCTTCTCGGCCGCCGCCTGAACCTCTTGCCTGATGGCGCCAAGATTCGCGAGCGACGGATCAGATCGGAGGCGCTCCGCGGCGGCCTCAAAGCCGGCCAGCGAGAGCGCTGCCGGCGCAACGAATGTCGTGGACCATTCCAGGCAGAGTTTCCCTCGATCAAGTTCGATCTCGCGCGACTCGCGCGTTCCGAGGATCTCGGGCAACAACGGTTTTATCAGCCGATTCCGATCGGCATCCGTCGGCAGCCAATCGTTCCAGGATGTGATGAAGCGCGTTATCGTCCGGTCCACACATCCTGGCGAAGCGGAATGCGGCTCGCCCGCCAGCCAGGCGGCGGCTTCCATGGCACACACCCCTTTTTCGCGGCTATCATGGCCGCCCCGTTTCAGATCAATCCCGTTCAAACCGGTGATCGGCAAGATTGTCAGTGCTGTATTCATCAGACAGTTGCGCTCTCCTTCGCGCGCTGAATGTCCCGGCGGTCGACGTCGACAATATTTACGCCGCGGCAGCCCCTAAAAAGACACAAGCAATCTCCATCCCGGTTGCGCTCCAGGAGTTGGAGGCGTTTCCCGGCAACTTCCTCGATCGGTCCGAATAGGTTTTCAGTGTGCTGCGGCGCCGGAACGACGTTTACGTATTGCGGCGCGCGCGGAAGTAATTCGCCAATTACTCCGAGGGCTGCATTGAAAAGACGTGGATCCATCACGCGGCCCTCCTGGCTGTTTCTTCCGCCAGCATCAACGCCGGCGGCCGCTCGATTCGCTGCTCGAGCCGCGCCAGCGCTTCAAAAACTTTTCGTTGCCCGCATTGGTCCGGAAAACGCGGCGACATTTTCCCTTTGCGATTCAAGCTGGCCGCGTGCAGCAATCGCCACACTTCATCCGGGTCGAGCCCGCGCAGATAGCCGATGTTGAGATAGAACGCGCCCCGCTCGTTAGGCGGCGCCCCTTCCCGCCTCACCTCGATCACCTTCAGTTTGTTCGGCTTGAACCCGCGGCGCGCGAAAGCCGCCATGAGCTCGTTCGCGATTAGTTCCGTCGTCGCGCGCTCCCGCGCGATCGTCCCGCCAGCGTGAAACGTGCGCCACGGCGTATTGAATCCGCCGCTCTTATGTTCCCGCTGCTGCGCTCGCTCTGCCCTCGCCGACAACGTCGACGCGCCCGCGATTCCGATGGAGCCTTTCATCATTCGCCCCCTTCTTCTCGCTGCCACGCCTCGCGCTCATCAGCCGAGTCCGGCCGCATCGCTAAGTAATCGATGAACGCTTGGTCAAGTAACCGAACTGCTGTCTCAGCGGTGTCCGCGCCGTAGAGGCCCGTCTCGAACATTTTGCGCAGAGCGGCTTCCTGCTGATCGTTTAGCTCGAGCGTCAGCCTCATCGATTGTTCCTCCGATTTCGGTTCCTCGATTTGCGGGCGATCTTCCGGCGCCGTATAACCTTTTTCGGATCGCGTTTCTTCACGCCGCTCGGCTCCCCTCTTCGCGCAAAGACGAAGTCGCCGTGGCGACCATCTTCAGCACCCGCGGCTTCGGCTTCGATGAGACGCTGTGATCGTCGATGAGCTTCTGAATCGCCGTAACGCGATAACCGGTCACGCCGCCAAGCTGCACCTTCGGCACCCCGTACTTGTTCATGAGCCGACGGAACGTCCGGAGCGGTTCCTTCCCGCCGATCGGCAGCATTGCCATCGCCGTCTTTTCATCCACCACTGCGAAAGCCTTCCGGATCTCGGCCACGATCAGTTCGCGTTCGCCCGCGACAAACTGCCGCAGGATTTCCCGCGTCAGCGTCTCCAACTGCTCCTGCGTGATCGTGATCGCGCTCATCGGCGTCGCCTAGTTCGCCATCGCCACTCCCGCCTTGCGCGCCGCGACAATCTCTTCGAGCAGCACGATCACTTGTTTCGAGCGCGCGCGCCTTTCGGCCTCCGCGATCTTGTCTATTTGCCGAAGCAGCGCCGCGGGAAATCCGCTGATCGTCACCTGCTCCGGAAGCTCATTTTTATCGGCCATGAACCAAGCCGTATCATGCCGTCCTACGGCACGTCAACAAAAAACATTGACGGAAAGTGAAATAAATTCCATAATCCGATTTTAATGGGAAGAAACCGCAGCCATGGCCGGGCGACCGGTGAAACGCAAATCACCATTTCGATGCCGAAATGGCTGAAAGACGCGCTGACGGAGCTCGCCAAAGCCGACGATCGCAGCCGTTCCAAATGGATTGTGCGCGAGCTCGCGCGCCTGCTTGAGCAGAAACGCGGTGGTAACATCAGCGTTCTACAGAAAGCCGCCGAAGATCCCGGCTGCTATCCAGCCAGGAAAACGAAAACATGAAAAGCCTGCCTCTCGGAACAATCCTCATTGCCGCCATTCTCATTGCGGGAATTGCCCGCGCCGAATCCCCCCTGGATGAACCGGGATTCAAAAAGGCCACCGTCAGGAGCGAAATTAAGCGCGGCTTCGACGAGATTTATAAGTCTGCCCACGACGAGCTGGAGCCAAATCTTACGAAGATGGCAAACCAGATGCATAAGGCCGAATCAATCACCACGTCCGAAGGCTCCATGCTCGGCGCCCGACTCGCTGAACTATTTGTCCTCGACTTTCTCCTGCGATCATCCGAGCTCGGGACGAACAACAGCGCCCAAGAAATTACCGATGCGGCGGCGCTCGGACACGCCTGGCGTTCGGACATCCGCCGCAGAGTCGAAAGTCTTTCGCTGAGCGAAGAGCAATTACTCGATGTTGTGAATCGCGATTTTCACGGCCTTCTAAACCGGTATGACACTGGAGCGGATGCCTCTATCAGCCGGTGAAGGTAAAGGTCGGCAACGTTTCGATCCCGATTTATCCGAACGGCGATGGCCGTTTCGCCGTTGTATTCCGCGAAGCCGGCCAGCGAATCAAACATCCCTATACGACACTCGCGAAAGCGAAAATTAAAGCCGAAGAGATCGCGATCCGTATTTCCAACGGCCAGCTCGATGCCGAACAATTCACCGCGGCCGACCGCGAAATTTTTCTGCACATCCAGCGGACAATCGAACCTTTCGGCATGTCGGCCGCCGTCGCGATCGAGGAATGGGCTGCTTCAAAACGCCTGGCCGCATCCGGCCCGCAGCGCGCGCGCATCCCCTTGATCGTCGAACAGCTCATCATCTCGAAGAGCGACCATAAATTTTCGGAACGATACATGCGCGATCTCACCTGGCTCCGCGAGCATCTCGCGAAAAAGTTCGATTGCTTCATCGACGAGCTCCGCCAAATGCAGATCGAGAATTATCTGCGCGAGCTCGGCGTGGGCGATCGCCGCCGCAACAACATCCGCGACGTCATCGTCACGCTTTTTATTTTCGCCAAAGACCACGGCTACTTGCCGCAGGACCGCGACACCGCCGCCGAGAAAATCAAACGGATCGATCTCGAGCACGAAGCGCCGCGGATCTACACGCCGGCTCAACTCCGCGTCCTTCTCGAGCACGTCGCGCCCGAGTGGATCGATTGGATTTGCTGCCAGGCTTTCGCCGGCATTCGTCCCGAAGAAGCCGCGTTGCCGCACGTCAGCAAAAAAAGCGGCGCGCGCCGCAAGCTCATGTGGAGCGATTGTATGTGGGACGAGCGCCAGATTCGCATCGTCGCGCAGATCTCGAAAACCAACCGCGATCGCTACGTCACCATGAACGACACCTTCATCGCCTGGTGCGGTGATCATCGCGGCGAAACCGGTCCCGTCTGCAAATACGATCGGCCCGATCGCGAGACCGGCCGTCTCGGCGAGCTCCTCGGGTTCGATTGGATCAACGACGGGTTGCGCCACAGCTACGCGAGCTATTGGAACTCACTCCATAAGGACATGGCGCGACTCAAGGAAGAGATGGGCAACAGCGAGTCCGTTAATCGACGTTTTTATTATCACCCGCAGCCCGCGGCCATTGCCAAGAAGTGGTGGACAACTCTGCCCGACGATCATTTAGAGAGCGCGGCGAGGCGACGGAAAGTGGTGCAGATGCCGCTCGCCATCGGCTTCGGCCATGTTCCATAGGGAACAAAACGGGAACAGTTGCGGGCCGCATTATTTGCGCCGCGATGTTTAGGGAAATTTCACCCAGGCGCGATCCGCCTCGGTAGCCGCGCAAATCGGGACAAAACCGAGAATCTAATCATGGTCCAAAAACGGGTTCAAGTCCCCCCCCGAGCAAACCGCCGCTGCGCGGCCGAACGTGTAGCCGGAAACACGCCCACTACCGAAACAGGCTTGGCTTTGTTAATAGATTCTGATAGATCTTTCCTCGGATGCTGGAAACTTTGCACAGCGAGCCGAAAAAAGACGCCCCCCAGAGAGTGCAGTTCGGCAATTTCGACATCATAAACGATGCGGAAGGCCGTCCGCTTTCCTTGGGCAAGGGCACATTCGGACGCACCTACCAAGCGCGCCACCGGTATCTCGACACGGTCGTCGC